CATCCTATGAATTATATTAAAGTTGATTCGTCTCAAAATATTGAACTTGGTGATTTTCTTAAACGTCCTGTTCTTATTGATTCAAGAACTTGGGGTATTGGTAATACATTAGATATTGCATCGGACTATTTTGATCCGTGGAATTTGTTCTTTGCCAAGGCTTCAATAAAACGTAAATTAGATAACTATTATATGGTTCGATGTAATCTGCATTTAAAATTTATTATTAATGCATCTCCTTTTTTCTATGGTTGTACTCTCGTATCGTATCAACCTCTGATCGATTTTAACCCTGCTCCAATTATTTTATCATCTACAACGCGAAAAGAAAATGTGCCTTTGTCCCAAAGACCTCACATTTATCTTTACCCACAAAATTGCCAAGGTGGGGAGATGGTTTTACCGTTTCTTTATTATAAGAATTGGTTGGATGCAACCAGTGCGTCTGATCTTACTAATATGGGAAGAATTTCTTATAATAGTTTTAATCCTTTGGCCAATGCTAATGGCGTTGTTACTGATAACATTAGTATTCAAGTTTATGCTTGGGCCGATGATATTGAAGTTGCAGGGCCAACAACGGAATTGGCTGTGCAGGGTAAAGATGAATATTCACACGATGGTGTTGTGTCACGTCCAGCTTCTGCTATAGCTAGAGCGGCAGGCCATCTTTCTTCTATACCTATTATAGGTGAATTTGCAACGGCGACTTCTTATGCAGCGGGAGCTGTGGCTGACATCGCTGCTTTATTTGGTTATACAGATGTACCTGTTATAGATGACGTTCATGCTTTGCAAAGCAAATCTTTCCCCAATTTAGCTGCTACAGACATTGGAGTACCTATTGAAAAGCTAACTTTAGATTCTAAAAATGAGTTGAGTATAGATCCTAAGATTGCGGGAGTGAACGTTGAAGATGAGTTATGTATATCTTCTTTTGTGCAACGAGAATCATATATATATAATTCAACCTGGGCATCCACTGATCCTATAAACACTGGATTATTTTATGTTAAAGTGTCTCCTGATTGTATGGTCACTGAAAGTGTCACTGATGCTATAATAACGTGGCAAACACCAATGAGTTATGTGAGTAAATGTTTTCAATATTGGAGAGGTGATATAACTTATCGTTTTAAGTTCATTTGTACAAAGTATCATCGAGGTCGTGTTCGAATAAATTGGTCGCCCCATGGTGATATAGGCACCTCAGGTGACTATACTACTGAAGTTTACACTAAGATTGTTGATATAACTGAAGAGAATGATGTCGAATTTACGGTACCATATACACAGTTAACAAGTTTTTTAAAAACGAATTCAGGAACGAGTGGGAATTTTAGTACATCGAGTACAAGTACTAGTAATGTTAATATTGTACATAATGGAATACTGACAGTTCGCGTATTAAATGAACAATCAAGTCCGGTAACATCTGCAGATATTCAAATGTTGGTATTTGTTAAGGGTTGTGAGAATCTAGAGTTTGCCTGTCCAAAGGAAATTGCCCAGAATTTTAGTCCTTATGCAGTACAAGGAGATACTAGTTATGATGTTGATCCAGGGCATTACGAATTAGGCATATCCCCATCGGTAGCTGATAAGAATATCAATTTAACGCATATGGGAGAACATATTGTATCTTTAAGAACTTTAATGAGACGTTCTGTAAAGTATTTAAGAATCAATTCAGCTCAAACGTCAATTACGGATCAACATATTATTTATCGTTCCATATTGTGTCGATCTCCTGTTTACCCTGGTTTTGATCCAAGTGGATTGACACTAGCAACTGGTTTAACAACTGCATCAAATCAAGAATATAATTGGACTCTCTGGAACGCGACAACGTGGTTTTCTTTATGTTTTGTTGGTTCTAGAGGTTCTTATCATTATTTGATTAATCCATCTTTGGAAAGAGACACTAAATCTGTCACAGTCACACGTTCGTTTGAATTGCATGATTCAACAACACTAAATACCGCAACAGTAACAAATGTGTCTAGTACAGAAGCTCATGAACGTGATTTTTCATTATCAGATAGTGGTTTGTCTGGTTTGTCTATATGTAGTCAAGTAACACGTAGTGGTCTTATGGTTTCTATACCAATGTATAGTCGTTATAAATTTTTAAATAATTCATCTAGTACACGTACTGAAGGCTCTTCGGTTGATGAAACCAACCGTGATGCGTTTTCAATTCAAACGAATTATACACATATCACGGGCACTGATTGGATTCCTAATCCCAGAGCTAATTATTTAGATTTATATGTATCTGCTGGTACAGATTTCAGTCTTGTATTCTTTTTAAATGTTCCAAGTCTGTACTATTACGACTCGATACCACCAGTGTCGACTTAGTTTTTATGTTCTATCAAAACATAGGGGGAGTAAACCTTTCAAATCCTGTTGTATCATTCAGATGACCCCCATATCAAAATGATACACAATGGTGAGGAAACCATTTAAAAAATTCTTCTTAAAACACGATGGTCGATGTCGTGTCTCATATCTTTATATGAGTT